CCGCTTACCAAGGCCTGTGCAAATTAAGCAGACACGCATTTGACAAGACAGTAGAATGGAAAGGTCGCACCCAAAATCACTTGATTCATCAACTAACCACGTTCAGAATCGGGGATAAGGAAGCGTACCGCAGGGCTGACGATTTGTTAGATTGCGTAACTTATGGAATCGCCTTAACCCTTTCCGATCAACGTGCTTTATAAGACAATCACGCCATGAGCTACATATCAATCAACGCCACAGGTCTTACCAACCCTTTGCAAGAAATTTTGATGGCTGATAATGTCCAAGCCGGTGACAGTATCAGCTACGAACTTTGCAAGCTGCTATGGGAATATCATCCTCTGGCAGGAAAAATCATCGAAAAGCCTGTCCGCTTGGCTCTTTCCAAAGAACGGACAATTACCATTGACAGCGCAATTGAGGAAGAAGTTGTCAAAGCGTTTAAGTCGGAATGGAATAACTTAGGCGTAACCAACCACATTCGTGACGTAATGTTTCTGTCTCGTGTGTATGGTGCAGCAAGTATCGTTTACGGTGCACCTGACATTCCAACTGACCAGCCCATTGACCCTTGGGTGTTGGCAGAACTGCCTAACCTCTATTTCAATCAATTAGACCCGCTCAATTTGGCTGGTTCTATTGTTACCAATCAAAACCCTAATTCGCCTGACTTTCAAAAGCCTTTGCCGTTTCCAACTGCGGCAGGTCAGCCTTACCACCCAAGTAGGGCTTGCACCATTTTCTGTGGCACGCCAATTTATCTGAGCTTTCAAAGTTCATCATTTAGCTTTTCTGGTCGTAGCTTATTCCTCCGTGCCCTTTATCCGCTTAAGTCATTTATTCAAACAATGACTGTGGATGACTTGGTAAGCCTTAAAGCCGGGGTAGTCATTGCCAAAATTCAACAGCCCGGAAGCGTATTGACCAATCTGATGAGCAAAGCAGCTGGTATCAAACGCCAACTGTTACAGGAAGCCCAAACAGGCAACGTCTTGTCAATTCAGCCGGATGAAGAAATTTCATCAATTGATCTGAATAACACCGACAAAGCAATGACGGTAGCTCGGGATAACATCATTGCCAATATTGCTGCCGCAACAGATGTCCCTGCTTTGATGCTTAAAGACGAAGCATTTACCAAAGGATTCGGTGAAGGCACAGAAGACACCAAGGCCGTGGTGCAATACATTGATGGTCTGCGTCAAGATATGGATCCGCTTTTTCGCTATTTCGACAAAATTGTCATGCACCGCGCATGGAATAAGTCGTTTTACGAAGGCATGGTTGCCAAGTATCCCGAAGCATTTGAAGGCAAAAATTACAATGCTTTCTTCTACGAATTGACAGAGAGTTTTCAAGCCGATTGGCCTAGCTTAATGGAAGAACCAGCCAGCGAGCGGGTTAAAACAGACGAAGTTAAGCTAAGAGGCATTACTGAAATTCTCCGCACATTCTTGCCGGTCATTGACCCCGAAAACAGGGCTCGTATGCTCAAATGGGCAGAAGATAATTTGAACCAAATGCCAGACACATTTCAAAGCGAATTGATGTTGGATATGGAAGCAATTGCGAACTATGAGCCTCCAACGCCCATGGCAGAGCCTAAAGAACCTCCATCTAGGAGTTAATTATGTTTTTTAAAAACATACACACAAATAGTTTTGTATTTGTAGTTGGTGATTTAACCAAAGATTACTTGAAAGACCGCAATTACCGTATTGCTAGTGATGCCGAGTTTAAAGAATCAGAACACCCTCGTGATGAAGATGGGAAATTTACCAGTGACGGTGGGTCTAATACTGTAAGCGTAACACAAACATCAAAGAACTTTGGTGTTACTCAGTCCTACACACCGACCGAAAAGAGTTCCATTAAAGAGTATCAGAGCGGCTCTTACAACAGCGAAGTTGGCGGTTATTCGGCTATTCAAAGCTACTTAAAGACGGGTGAAGTTAACTCACAATTATGGAACGAAGAAAAAGGGAAGCAAATTGTTAAGGAAATAGAAAATGCTTTTAACAAATCTCGAACCACAGAAGATCAAACTGTTTACCGAGGAATGAGGCTTGAGAAAGGCAAAGGTCAAGAATTTTTGTCACTCAAACCCGGTGATGTTTTTGCCGAAAAAGGCATCACATCCACAACATCAAGCACAAAAATTAGAAGCAAATTCACACAAAAATTGAATCGCAGTGACACGCCGGTCGAAATTGAAATCAAAGTACCTAAAAATTCTAAGGCCATTGATGTTGGCAATTTAACAGGGGACAATCATGAAAAAGAAGTGGCATTGGGCCCCAACACTAAATTCAAAGTAATTTCAAACAAAAAACGTGGCGAAGTCGTAAAAATTGAACTTGAAGTTTTACATGACTAAACGGCGTTCATTCTTTGAAGTGTTAACCGAAGCGGTAAACTTCTTTGCCGAAAACGGCTACGTCTCCAAGAAAGCACTTGATTATTGGGTTAACGAGATACGCATTGCCGCTTTGTTAAGCCTTCGGACGCCTGAGCAAACTGAAAAAGATATTCGTAAAGCGTTTGGTGGTGTCTTTACCCGCTTGGTGACCAAAAAAGGCGTTCTATCTAAACAGCCAAGTGTTAGCGCCTATACGCTGGAAAAACTAAAGCCAAAACTTCGCATGGAGTTACAGCGGCGAATTCTTGCTAGCGTAAACCTTATCAAATTAAATCGGGAAGAAGCGGTCAGCACTACTTTGCGGCGTTTCCAAGGCTGGGCAACAGCACAACCCATTGGCGGAAGTAAAGTCGTAGATAAAGTGGCCGAAAAAGAAAATATCCGTAAATCTCTTGCCGCTATGGACTTCAACGAGCGAAGGGTAGCGATTGACCAAACGCATAAACTTACTTCCGCCATTAACGATATTGTGGCGTTGGAAGGCGGGGCGATAGCTGCTAAATGGCGAAGCCGTTGGAGGCAACCACATTACGACTATCGTGAAGACCACAAAGAGCGGGATGAAAAGATTTACGCCATTAGGGGCAATTGGGCGCAAAAAAAAGGCTTAATGAAAGCTGGCGCTGATGGATACACGGATGACATTACTCAACCCGGAGAAGAAGTGTTTTGCCGATGCAATTACACCTACATTTTTAGCCTCAATCGTTTGCCGGAAGAAATGTTGACCGCTAAAGGCAGGGAATCACTTGCCCAGAGTATCAAATAACTTCTACAATCCGCACCATGCCATTTGAATCCGAAGCCCAACGCAAAGCCATGTACGCCGCCGCATCAGGCCACGGCAACATTGGTATCCCCGAAAAAGTGGCTAAAGAATTCATCCAGCACTCCAAAACCGATGAAGTTCCGGAAATTACAGATAACCCAATACACGCATTGGCGCATCCAGACCAAGGCAACGTAAAAAGCCAATTACAACTTTTATCGGCAGAAATCTCAAAGCTTGCTCGTTTAGTATCTAACGCTAAAGATGACGCCAAGCAAGACGAAGACCCATGCTGGAAAGGCTACAAACAAATGGGAATGAAAGAAAAAGACGGAAAGTCCGTCCCTAATTGCATTCCTGATGCTGAAGCCCCTTTGCCAGAAATGGAACGCTTCCCCATCGACCCTCAAGGCGGACCATTTACTCGAGCCGCTGGCATTATGTTTACCACGAATGATGGTGAAACGCTTTTCATTCGCCGAGGCAATGGTGGAGACTTTCCCGGCACTTGGTGCGTTCCCGGAGGTCATTTAGCTGAAGGTGAATCGGATGAAGAAGCCGCAAGACGAGAGTGCAAAGAAGAAACGGGTATCGACTTCCAAGGCGCTTTGGAGCGACTGCACGATGACGGGCAATTTGTCACTTTTCTTGCGAGAGGCGTGGAGAAATTCCCAGTCACCCTCAATTACGAGTCGACAGGATTCGATTGGGCAAAGCCCGAACAAGCCCCGCAGCCCCTGCACCCCGGACTTGAAGTAGCGTTTAAAGTTGCTGGCGCTGGAACTGAGCTTGATATTGCTCACCTGATGCGGGACAACATTCTTCCAAGCCCACAGCCTTACGGCAACATGCACCTGCTGAACATCCGCATAACAGGCACTGGCCTTGCTTATCGCAGCAAAATTGGTGAACACGTTTGGCGTGATGCAAGTTTGTATTTAAATCAAGAATTCGTTGACCGCTGTAATGGTTTGATGGTCATAATGGACCATCCCGATGGGGCTGTGCTTGATACGAAAGAATTTAAAGATCGAGCAATCGGTTCCATTATGTTGCCTTACATTAAGGGCGATGAAGTTTGGGGCATTGCAAAGATTTATGACGACAAAGCAATGGCCGAGATTTGCGAAGGCGACATCTCGACTAGCCCAGCGGTAGTATTTGACGAATTCAGTGGAAATACTACACTACGCACTGAGGCGGGAGAGCCATTGCTTATAGAAGGTACTCCATTTCTTTTAGACCACATTGCGATTGTCACAAAATCGCATGGTTCAAAGGGAGTGTGGGACAAAGGTGGCGAACCAGCCGGAGTTTTATTAACCAACCCTGAGGTGTCTGATATGACAGAGAAACTTGAGCCGAAGGCAGATGCCGCAGGCGATGCTTTGAGCACCATCTTGTCCGAACTGAAGAAAATTTCAGCTCGGGTAGATGCTATGGAAAATATGCCAGCTCCCCCGCTGGTGTCTGCCGCTGATAAAAAGCGTAAAGACGATGACGATTCCAAAATGGATGATGAATCCATGAAGGATGATGACGATGAAGAAGATATGAAAAAAGACGATGCGATGGAACATAAATATGTTGCTCGCAAAGGCGATGATGCCAAGAAGAAGCGTAAAGACGCTGAAGGCTCAAACCCTGTCGTTCATGGTCCTGCCGGCGAAATTAAGCCTGACGACGACGATGACATGAAAATGGACGATGACGAAGAAGAAGCAATGAAGGCTGACGAAGAGGAAGAAGCCAAAATGGCTGACGCCCAAGCTCATTGCGATAGCGTCATGGCCGCATTCGGTAAATCAGCTAGCCGCCCCTTGAAAGGCGAAAACCTGATGGCTTACCGTAAACGCCTGTTGCGTGGTTTGCAATCTTATTCTGATAGCTGGAAGTCTGTTGACCTTAAGGCAATCAAGGACAACGCTATGTTGGCTATTGCTGAAAAGCAAATCTTTGCTGACGCATTGGCTGCAAGCCGTAACCCCGGCGCTTACGCTGATGGTCAATTGATCGAATTGACTGAGCGTGACCGTTCTGGCCGCACCATCACCAAGTTCAAGGGCGATATGTCCGCATGGCTGAATGACTTTAAGTTGCCAGCAATGCGTGTTACCGCTTTCAACCTGCCTAACAACCAACGATAAGAGGTAAACCATGAGCGGTTCTATTGCTTTCAATCCAATGTTGACGACCAACGCTTCTGGTCTGTTCAACACCAACTCAGCTGGCTACACTCAAGGTGATGCCCTCGATGACCCCGCAATCAAGTTTGCGCTGGCTGGCGGTATCGTTTCATCTGCGGCTACTACTCCTTTGTGGGGCGGTCAACCAATTTCGGAAGACATTCCTGCCGCAGCTACGCAGCCCGGCACTAACACTTTGGGCTCTACCATTTTGTTAGCTACCAACTTGGCTAACACCACTGGTATTACCGTATTTAATCAAGCCTACGGCGGCGTTAC